ACAGCCACCGGCTGACTTGGGACTGCTGGATGCCAGCGGCCTCGCACACCGCAGCCATGGTGATCTTGTGAGCCTTGGCCCTTGCCCTGATAGTGTGAATTGATTCCATGGGCGCATTCTAATTGCGCTTTATGTATAAAAACAACAGATAAAAATAATAGTTTACAGATAGTTTATTTCTGTCTTACACTGTTACTCTCATTCACTTAAACGAAAGAAACCGATGAAACAGAAAATCATTACAGTCCTTGTCGAATGGACCTTGGCCATCATTATCTTTGGTGGCATTGGCGTGATGCTGGCTTGGAGGGGTTGAGCCATGGAGACTGCAAACAAATCACCGCTTTGCACTCTAAATGAAATTGCAGACACCATTGGAGTTGGCCGCACAACCTTACAACATCATTCGACTTGGGATAGGAAAAACTTCCCAAAGCCAAAGCTAATTACTGGCAATGCAAAGTATTACGATGAAGCTAAAGTTATTGCCTGGTATGCAAAAAGGCAAGAAAAACATCGAGTTCAAGTTTTGGCTGAACAAAAAAGACGAATGCCAATTAACAATGCTGAAGACTTAATTGCTTTTCGTATTTTTGAAACCAGAACAAATCTAAAACTTACCCGCAAAAAGCTGAGTGAAATGATTGGTGTGAACGAATCGGCAATTGCTCATTGGGAAACATTTTCAAACATAAAAACAAGAACCCAGCCAAGACCTGAGAATTTCATAAAGCTGGCTGAAGTTACTGGTGTTGATTTAAATTATTTGATGGCCAAAGATAAACTGGAGTTGTTAACCATGGACTACTTATCCACACCCCCATGCCCCAAAGACTTGTTCCAGTTTGAATGCTCAGTTGAAGATGTTGACCTGGTCTGCTTCTTGGAATACAGCCCAGAAGAGAAAGGCTACACCGACTCTTATGGTGCGCCCTATGAGCCTGACATTGAAGAGTGCATGACGCTGAATAATGCATACATCGCTGGCACTGATGTGGACATTGCCCACATGATTTTGCAGTCCATGGTGGACCATATTGAGGTCTCTGCTTTGGAGAAGTTTAAGGATGGTGATGAATGAGCTGGCTCTTTTCGCAGGCGCTGGTGGTGGAATACTCGGAGGGCATCTCCTTGGATGGCGCACAGTCTGCGCAGTCGAATGGGAGCCATACCCAGCAAGCGTATTGTGCGCTAGACAAAATGACGGCCTTCTCCCGCCTTTCCCGATTTGGGATGACGTACAAACCTTTGACGGAGAGCCATGGCGAGGCATTGTTGATGTCGTATCTGGAGGCTTTCCGTGCCAAGATTTGTCCCCCGCAAAATGGGGGGGGGGGGCTGGTCTTGACGGAGAAAGAAGTGGATTATGGAAAGAGATGGGGAGGATTATTGGCGAGGTTAGACCGAGATTTGTCTTTGTGGAGAACTCCCCAATGCTCGTTAATAACGGACTCGACAGAGTCCTTGCAGACCTTTCCAAACTGGGGTTTGATGCGAGATGGGGTATTGTGGGAGCAGACTTCGTTGGCGCACCCCATAGACGGGAACGATTTTGGTTGGTGGCCCACTCCAACAGCGACAGACTTTATGACGGGTCAAACAAACGGAATAACTTACACGGGCAAAAGATTTGTGAGGAAAAGCCACAAAACTGGCACGGAGTTTGGAGCAAAGCTAACGAGTGCTTATCGACTGATGACTGGAAAACATTTGCCACCGAGTTTTACGGAATGGATGATGGGATGGCCTCGCGACTGGACAGAATTAAGGCCTGCGGAAATGGCCAGGTTCCAGAAGTGGCAGCAACAGCATGGAGAATTTTGAGTGAACAATGACCTACCCCCAGCCATCGATGCCTGCCTCGATCTGGTCAATGACCTTCTGCATCCAGAAGTCTTTGGCCATGCCATACCGAATGAGGTTAAAACCCGTGCATTCGTGGTCAGGGCCATGCTAGAGCGCTTGAAAGCCAGAATGGAGACCGACACATGGCCAGAGGCTTAAAACCCCGTGTAGAGCCTGCTATTGAGGCAGCCTTGCAGAAGAAAGGGAACCTCTCAGACCTTGACTTGGCCAAGTTGTGCTTCTGTGCCAGGCGCAGTGCTGCGAGGGTTTTGTTTGATATGCATCGCCATGACTTGGTCTACATCAGCGGATACACCAGAGTGAGCGCCAATGGCCAGTGGCGGCCTCTGTGGTCATGGGGTGATGAGGATGATGCCATTGCCCCTGGGCCAGTGCCAGGCTCAGAGCGCATCAAAAAATACAGAGAGAAAATGTCAGCAGATGACAAAGACTTTGGCTTGGCCAGACGCAGGCAGAAAAGACGGGTAGTCAAACGCGACCCACTTGTGGCCGCGTTTTTTGGGGGTTAATATGCTTTTGCCTATTGTGAACACTGAAAAGAAAATGCCAGCCAAGATGCTTGAGGCTCTTGGGCTGCATGAGACACGCTGTGTTTTGACTGGCGTTAAGTCAGTGACAGAAGAATCAGTCAAAGCATTTTTGACTGAGCGCTACGGGGAAAAGTTTGCAAATACTTTTGACCCGAAATTTTTATTTAGTAGCCCAGACCTCTGAGTAATTCATCGGTAATGATCCCTGCATAGGGATGCATTTGCATTGCTCTCAAGTCTGATGGTCTTGGATTCATTGGGTCTGGAATGCCCCTAGCCTTTACAACATCAGGTAACAATTGGAAAACATTAATGTCTTCGGCCAATGTTCCAATCCCCTTACCAGGCACACCGCCAGGGTAAGCTGGGTGAGGTGATTGAATCAATGATCTGCCTGCAAATATCTCGCCAACATTTTGCAAGCCACCCTCTTGAGCTGCCAATTGCATTGGGTCTGAAACAGCAAGCCTTGCGCTGCCAATATTTAAGCCGCCTTCATTGCGAAAATCCCTGTCCATCATTGCCTTAATGGCTTTTCTCTTTTTGTCTGGTGCAGCCCTAAACTGCTGGACACTTGCTGGATCAGACACACCAGACCAATCTGGAATAAATTTTTTGATGGACTTGTCTAGTCTATTTTTTTGCCTACTACCCATAGATGCATCAGCATAAGCCAGCATTGTTTCGCCAGTAAATTGAGCAAAGTCACCGCCAGTTGGGGCCATGCGATATGGCAAATAGATTGGGTTTTGACCAGTGGCGCTTTTAACCTCTGCTGCATATTTCATTAAGGCTTTAGCAGGTATATCACCAGAAGACCAGACAAGATTGGGATTGTTAAACATGAAGTCTTGGCCACCAAGCAGACCCACTGGTCGATTGAATTGCACATTGTCAATGCCAAGCAAATTACCACCAGCAGCTGTGCGATCTGCCATGCTTGTGATAAATGGCATACCGGCTAAGCTGGTCAATGAAATTGATGGCGCGTTTTGAGCATTTGGATTGAGCTGCACATCACGGGTCATCGCTTGCATTCTGGCTTGCTCTAAAACCCTTGGGTCATATCGTGGATCAAACGCGCCAAAGCCACTGCGACCAGCTTGAGGCAAAATATTTGACTGACTGCCCTGCGCTAAGTCACGCAAAATATCAGCGCCAGCACCACCGCGCTCAAGTATTCTGTTGACTCTTGGCTCCATGGCCCTCTCTAGCTCCATGCCCCTGCGCTCGGCTTGGGCCAGATAAGCCTGGCGAGGTATTGAGCCAAGCGCAATAGCTTCTGGAATTATTGGTGGCAGCTTGCTTTGCTCCATGAGCTGCGCAGCCTTTTGCAAAGCCTCTTGGGCCACCTTGCCCCTTGGGACATAGGTGTTGCGCTCCATGAATTTCTTGGCTTCTTCTTCGGCAATGCGCACAGCTTCTGGGCTGCCATAGCGGCCACTGGTGATGCCTTTGAATAGGCCATATGGGGCGCCAACAACACCAGACAAGAGTCCAGTGCCAAGTGTGGCGCCAGTCTCTCCAATGCCTTCTAAGTAGTCCAGCAAGCCTGCCATGGTTATTCCTTATGGTGCTGGATTATCACTCAGCATTCCACCAATCTGGCCAGAGCCACGGCCTGCAACACCAGCAGCCCTTGCGCGAGACTCATTCAGCTTCCTGACAATCTCGGCCAACTGGGTCAACTGCTGCGGATCACGCGAAAGCAAAATTTTCCCAATTTCATTTCGCACGGCCTCTGGGGTTTGGGTCTGACGGGCTAAATTAACAGCAGTTGTGACAATTGCTGATGGATTCCCAGAAGCCGCTGCACCAGCCGCTTGGACTACTGGGGCAATATCCAGATCAGCCTGTCCAGCCAATCGTGCAGCACTTGCCGAGCCACGGCCTGTGGACTCTAAAGCCTTCAATCTTGCTTCTTTGGCCACAGCAGAGGCAAATGATTTGTAATCATTTTCAAAAACTGCTTTCAGTCTGTCTTGCGTTGCTGGCTCTTTCCACATCTTGAGCAAAGATGTCTGGCCAGCTTCTGTGCCAGTCTTCTGACGCAAAGCCTGCAAAGCTCCGACTCTGAATGCATCGACCTCTGATTGCGTAAAGCCCTTCATTGCTTGGCCAAGATTAAGCACATCATCGGTCATTGCTTTGCGACCAACTTCGGCAGCATCCATCATTTGGGATGGTCCGGCCCATGTCTTCATGGCCAAGGCATATGCAGACTGGCCACCCACCTTGGGTGACTTGGCCTCAAGCACACTAACTAATTTCTCACGCACATCATCGTACGCATTAGCCTGGGAGTTGCTACCAACTTTGCGCAATTCCTGTGACGCGTCATATAAAGATTGCTTCAATGTATCCAAGACATTCATTGGCACTTGCTCACCATACTTAAGTTTGGACAAATCAATTGTCTGGCCAGTCTTTGTCAAAAACAACAATTCAGAAGCGCCTTGAACACCTTTAGATTTCTTAAATACATCAGTTAAAGAATTGTCAACTTGCAAAACCGCTTTATCTATGGCCGCATAGTATGGGCGTGAGTCATCAAATCTTTGAGCATTAAATTTATCAACGGTTTGCAAAAACTGAGCATTTTGAGTTCCAAGAGCCTCATCAGCAGCAGTCATTAAACGGCCTGCACGGCTTGCTTGGCGATCAAGAATGGCTTGTTCTGCCACATTTGCAGTTCTGCCAGGCAATGTGGCCTGCACATCAAGCAAGTTGCGCGTGGACTTGCCACCCACATCGGCAATGCGAGCCTCTGGGCCTAATTTCAAAAGTCTGGCCTGCGCTCTAGTCAATGCATTCGCCCCTGTCAATGGCTCTGGCACATCACGAATCAATGCCTCTGCCACCTTTTGCTGTGCATATGTGCCAGCAGCTGTGGGAGACATACGCGCCATGGCCTGACGGCCACCAGCGCCAAGAATGCCCATCACTGGCTGAGTGGTAACACCAAGGCCGCCACTGATCAATGCGCTTTTGCCTGCCTCTTTCAGCATCTCTATTGCGTCATCTTCGTAAGAGCCACCAAGGCCGCTGACAAACCCGTAGCCAGCGCCAGAGCCACCGGCTTGGGCCATGCGCTGGCCCATGCCCATGACTTGGCCAGCACCAGGCGCAGCAGTCATGTATCTGCCTGCCGCTTGAATTGATGGTGCGACCCTTGGTGCGACAGCTTCAATTGCTGGCACTACAGCACCACCAATATTTCTGACGACAGTGCTGGGCAAGCCGCCAAGGACCATTGGCAGACTGGCCACCAACTGACCAGCAGCGGCCTTATATGGGGCTTCTTGCTCATAAGACTCAGCAGCACCTCGCATGATGTCACGGCCTTGTGCGTAGGCTTCAGACAATGGAATGCCTTGCTCAAGCGCAGCAAATGGAGCGCCAACTGCACCCACAATCTTGGGGAATGCGGTGAATGTTGGGGCTTGCATGGCGCTGACAAATCCGCGAAATGCCGTTGGCAGTTCTGTGCCTTCTCGATAGGCCGGAGACTGTCCCAAGAATTTTAGGATTTCATTTGGTTTGTATTGATTCTCAAGCGCAGCTGTGACTTGTGGTCCAACATCGGGCAATTGGGCCAGAAACTGGATGATTTCGTCATCTTTGTAACCAGCCTTCTGTGCTTCTTTGATTTTCTTTTCAATGCCATCCATGATCAGCCTCCTGGTACTTGAAAGATATTACCAAGAGATGGTCTTGTTCCACCGCCACCGCCTGGTGATGCACCAGGTCTTGTTCGCATCAATGAGGGGATGGTGGCTGGAGCGCCAAGGGCTGTGTCAAGGTTTTTAAACTTATAAGCCTCACCAAATCCTCTATATTCATCGCGCTTTTGGTTGTATGCCTGACCAGCGGCTGCATACAGTTCATTGGACAAAGCCTTAAAGTCTTCGCGCTGTGTAGGCGTGAGCTTTTGGCCAGTCATCATGTTGTTGAAATAATTGTTCAATCGGTCCATGCGGCCTGCGGCTGCCATGGCAATGCCAAGTTCAGTCTCACGCACCACAGAGCCTGGATCGAGTAATTTCATCACCTTGGTTGCACCGGCAACATCACCAATTGGTGTGCCTTGGCTCAAAGATGAAACCACTTGGCCAAAAGAAGACTTCATGTCGCTGAAGTCTTTGTAGATTGGCTCTTGCTTAAATGCACTAGCCAACTTCATTTCATTCTCAAAGCCCTTTTGGCCACCAGTCATGTCCACTGGCACTGTGACTTTTGTTGTTGGTGCAATTTGCTTGCGATACTCGCCAACTTGACTAATGCCTGCTGTACCAGTTCCAGCCAATGGTGTGCCACTGATGTACTCCACAGCACGAATGTCAGGGGACTGGGCTTCGTATGGTGTAGCGCCCGTGTATTCTCTTGACTGACCAAGTTTATTGAATTGCATCATCTTCACTTGGCCATTCACGACCATTGGCTCTGGTTTGCCAAATTCAGTCTGGGCCATGCCGATCTTGAGCAATTCTGGCTGACCTTCTTTGCGCGTCATGCCGCTAAGAATTTTGCGCATCTCAGGATTTAATGATCCAACAATGCCAGGCGTAGCAGTTGGTGCAGGCATTTGTGCAGCCAATTGAGCGCGTTGTGTTGTTGGTCCAAATTTACCAGCCACAGACACTGGGGCCAGTATTGCCGCTTGATCTGCGGTAATGGGGGCCACAGCTGGCTCAGTGAATTGTTTTGCATAAGCCTCATTAGCCAATGCTTCCCGCTGCATCTCTTTGAGCTTGGCTGCCGTGACCAAATTGCCAAAAGCTCCGGTCATGCCCTTTTCATAAGCACCTTGGCCGGCTTGCAGGGCAGAGCCTAGAGCTTGGCCCAAACCAATACGCTGTGGGCTTCGGCCACTGGCCTGAAGCAATGCAGCCGCTGCCGCCATTGTTGACTGCAAACCCAATTGCTCTTTTTGCTTGGCAGTCAATAGCTTTTCAAGCTCGCTATCCCCACCACCGCCAAACAGATTGCCTAATAAACCATCAAGATTAAATTCAGCCATTTTGTTTCCTTAACTAAACGCGCCAAGAATACCGCCAGCAATAGCGCCATAAGGTCCGGCTATCTTCGACCCTGCCAATGCACCACCTAAAGCGCCAGCCGCTGGGTTTGAATACTGGGGTGTCGTTGATTGCATACCAAGGTTGGCAGGCTGCGCACCCAGTGAAGACTGGACCACACCAAGACGCTGGAGGCCAATGTTGCGAATGGCATCCATTTGTTGCTGGTCCAAAGCCTGACGCGCACCGCCAGCGCCCATGACCGCTTGAGCGCCACCAAGACGCAATGCTTGTTGCTGTGCAGCCAAATTACCTAGCTGGCTTGCACCGCCTAGCCTCAATTGCGCACCTTGCAAGCCTGCTTGCTGATTGGCAATGTCGGCTGCTGACATCCGGCCAATGTCGGCCTGCTGCGCAGCCATGGCCTGATTGAATGCTTGCTCGTTCAGTTGAGTGCCAAGAGTGCCAGCCTGCTTGGCAAAGCCAAGATTGGTCAAGCTCTCGGCCACACCTTGGCGTGATCCACCAAAAGCCTTGGCAGCGTTTGCACGTTCACCCATCTGCTGGATGGCAGTCTGGCGTGAAGACTCAAGGTCAGCCAATGCGTTCTTGCGCACCATCTCTGAAAAGGGATTCATGTAAGAGCCAATAGTGCCTGGACCTTGTCCAAGGCCCAGATTGGTCTTCTGCGCTGTGATCTGGCTGGGCTGATAGACACCGCCATAAGCGGCCATCTGTGCGGCCAAGTCAGTGCCAGTAATGCCTGGGCCAGCAAGGGCCGTGTTGACCAGAGCCTCCTCGCCTGCCTGATACAAAGGGTTATATCCAGCAAACTGCTGAGTCGGCAAAGCGCCAGCGACCCCTTGGGCCTGCTGAAAGTTGGCCAAGAATGCTTCTTTGATCTGTGGATCAATGGAGCTTGTTGATGTAGTTGTTCCACCTTTTGACATATCGCCACCTTATCCGAGTAAAGATTTCATTTTCTTGGCAGGCACTTTGCCCTCATTGATCATGTCCAGAAGTCCCTTGCCATACTTATTGACTGAAGACTTCCTGATCACATATTCGCCACGATCTAGATATCCAGCGCCATCATCTGGACCAGGAGGGTTCATGCCAAACAAACCATCGACAATACCTCCTCGGTTATAAATACCACTGACACTTTCGCCAGTTTCACCAGAGACGCTGACAGATTCACCAGTGACAGCGGCAGCGGCATTGGCGGCTGCCACTGAGTCATTAATTGATTCTTGGGATTGCCCAGTAACACCAGAGCTTCCAGCACTAGAAACAGGTATTCCACCAAGCCTAGCAATTTCAGCGTCAGCCTTGGCTTTGGCCAAGTTGGCAGCCTCAATGCGGTCATACAGCCCTGGGTCATATCCACCCATTGGTGTGTTGGCCACAAAGTTCTGATAAGGGTTTGTGAATGGTTTCATCTGGCCCATGATCTGAGAGTATGGGGATGCACCACCAGCTGTCACAGCAGGGTTAAATTGAGCGCCAATGGGGATGGACTGAAAATTAGCGAATGAGCCGCCAATGCCCATGTTCGCACCAGGCGCTGCCGTTGCTGGTGTGTAAAACTTTCCACCGGCATTGTTCTGAATCCATGACAAGTCAGCATCTGTCAGGTTAAACATATTCTTTGCTTGCGCTGATGTCACCTGATTCTGGGCCAACAAACTATTGAGCAAGGCAATGTCGCCATCCTTGTATGCTTTTTCAAGCTGGGCATTCAATGCCGTATTGGTGGCTGGTGTTGTAACTGGTGGCTTAACGACAGGAGGAGTGACCACCGGAGGCTTGACCACTGGCGTTGTCACTACAGGGGGAGTCACCACAGTGGGTGGAGTTACCACAGTGGGTGGAGTCACCACCGGAGTTGTTGTGACAGGAGGTGTCACTACAGTTGGAGGTGTGACCACTGGTGTGGTCTCAAGCAATGACGCAAGCCTTGTTTGCTCTTGTCTTTGTCTTGCAGCCAATTCGGCTTGGGCTGCTCGTTCATAGGCCAAGTCAGCCTCAGTTGTTGGCGCTGCCGCTTCCATGCGAGCCTGCACACTCTCAGGCGTTACGCCAGTGGCCCTTGCAAGGTCGCCAGCGCTGATGCCATACTGATTCATGCCAATTTCAATCTGGGCATCGCTCAAACCTTGAGCCTGAGCCTTTGCAAACGCATCAAAGATTTGTTTGTAATACTGCTCTTGGGTCATCCCGTTATTGAGCGCGTAATTCAGTGCTGCTGAAATTGCCATATTTATCCCCTAAAGTTCCTTTGCCATTACAGACCATTGTGGGCTGTAACCTTCGTCTTTCAAAAATGTCTTTGACCAGCCTCTTCGGCCTGCCAAAGTCACCCTGGTGCAACCAATTGATTTGCCCCAGGATTCGATCAATGGTCTCATCCTTGAGAGTTCATCTAGGTCGCCACCAGCTAAGAAGTAATGCAAACACTTCAGTCGTGGGTAGACAATGATCTCTGTCAATACCACCGAGTCCTTGGCCGGCCACAGCTGCAATCTGTGACCCTCGACCATCTCAGTGACATCGTCAAAATTATGTGTGCCTCCAGAGTATTCTAATGCCGCCTCCACATGGTGGCGTAGCCTCTCCAAATGTTCTTGGTCACTCATCGCTTACCGGCTGGGACAGCATCAAGCCTCATCACCCCAATTCGCCAGTCGGCCAATACCGCACCAGTCACCTTCACATTGACCTGACGCGCTGCAAACCGGACATCAGTCGGGTTGGCTGCCGTGTATGGCCCAAACGTAGACTGCGCACCAGTGGGGTAATTTCGGGTTTTGAATGAAACCACCGCCTCACCCAAAGTCTGCTCATCTGGGACAACTTGCCTGACCGACATGATGTTGTCGCCATTGCCCAACTGCACTGGGCCAGACTCAGCGTAGACGCTGGCGCTGTCATAGGCAAAGCCGACCTCATGCTCATAGACATAACCATCTGTAGACACGGCCATGGGGTTGGTGAACACTCCGGCATCAGTGCCAGCAGTTCTGGCCAATGTGCCTATGTTCCAGTGGTTTTCTCTGTAGTTGAAAGTGCAGTAGCTGTCATTCTCATTGCTGCCACTGCTTGGGTAGTACCACCAAATCTCACCATACTGGCTGTTGTGGACCGCATAGACCTTGGATGACTGATTAAAGTTCATATTGCCAAAGACATAGTCGGACACATCGCTTGGCAGTGGCTTGACATATCCGTCATAAATCCAGAAGCCTGCCTTGCTCATCCAAATGGCAGCAGTGTCAATGGCAGCCACTGCCTGGGCTGAAATGAGACCGCATCCGCTTCCAGCCTTCTCAAAGCCATAGACAAATGGAGCGCCAACATACTGGGCCGTGTGGACATCGACATCTGTAAACAGCAAATTGATACCCTTGACCCGCTTGCCAGCAATGAGAGTGCCAGGCGTTGCAAGCTCATAGTCGCCTGCCTGGTTGTCGCCAGCTGGGGTCCAGACTGTATTGTTCTCTTGGTCGCACCATTGGACCTTGCGTGGGTTTCCACCAGCGCCAAGGGCAAACATGATGCGCTCGGCAGTCACCATGACCGCCTTGTTGCTCGTTGGGGCATTGGTGATGACAGCTGCGAGTGTGGGGGTTGTGAAGCCAAGTTGCCACTCATAGAGCTTGCCATCGGCATTGGAGCAAGCAATCAAATATTGGCCCCATGTGTCCATTGACCATGTGGTGGCCGGAGTGATTGCACCCAAATCGGGTCTGGCCACACCATAGCTGAATTTGCCATAGTCGCTGTAGCCGTAACCCGTCTTGACAATGGCATCAGCAACACCGGCTGTAAAGCTAGTCGGGGTGATTTCCTTGATCGTGCCAGACTCGCTCATGGCATAGAGCTTGGTGTGCGTGCCAATGCCGGTAAATCGTGTCGCGCTATTGTCGCGCCAGCTCAAGAAGCCTCTGCACATTCCGCTGATCTGGGTCGATGAGCGCTTTCTCCAGCCACCCATGGGCCGCAAAGTATTCTCGTACCAGCGCACCAGATTTGCGTCATACCACCGGCCTGCTGACTGGTACTCAGTGCCGTTTCTGTAAATGCCTGGGGGGAGTTTGAGGGGTATGTACATGGCAGTGTTTAGGTAATGTTTGAGACAAAGCTCATTGTGACAATGGCTGATGGGACTGCTGGCCGTGTGGGGGTTGTTCCGG